GGACAGAACATTCCTCGCCTTGGTGATACTTACGTATGTTTCGTTCACCCTTCACAGAGCCGTTCAATCCGTGACTGGCCTGAATTCATTGAAGTAACAAAGTATGCCGCTCCAGGTAACTTCATGCTTGGTGAAATTGGTCGTCTCTATGACGTAGTATTCATTGAAACCACACAGGTCTTGAAGACTTCATCGCTTGGTTCAGGCGTTGTTGACATCAACACAGCATCTGCTGGCGCTCAAGAGCCTTCGGCTGACTCATACTCAGCCATCATGATTGGTGACAACGCCTTCGGACAAGCCATTGCATTGCCAGTGGAACTCCGTGACGGTGGCGTCATTGACTTTGGTCGTGAGCATGGACTTGCTTGGTACGCAATCTGGGGCTTCGGTGTCATCACCGCAGAATCCCGTGTACTTATCAACACCCTCGGTGGCGCAATCTCCTGATAAAGGAGTGAGCAATTGGTGGGGGACGCAAGTCCCCCACTTTCACCAAAACCCCAACTACAAAAAGGACCCCACGTGTCAACTACTCGTAAGACAAATGTATTTGCAGAACCTATCTCTGATGAAGAAGAAGTTATTGCAACTCCTGCACCGTCAACAAACCCTGACCTCAAGCGTTCACGCATCAAAGGTACATGGGCTATGTACTGGGCTGGCAAGACTTATAATTTTGAGGATGGCAAAACATATACCATCCCCGTTGGTCTTTTTGAACACTTAAAGGCACACGGAAACATCTACGACACTCTCTGAGGTAACTAATGGGTTTCCAAATCCCGAACGCTCCACTTGCTTCTGTAATTGACCAGTCTGAGCCTGATAGTGGAGACTTCCAAGCCCTCGGTGACCGTAAGACTGGTGTTATTTCTGGTTGCTTAGTTGCCGCCAACTCAACCCCTGACCAAACTGTTACTGTCGCTAATGGTGAAGTAATTTCTAATGGAGTATTTCGTACTCTCGTTGCAGGTAGTGGTACCACAACTTCTTTGTCATTAGGTCAAGGAACCGCAGGCGCCGCTCGTTTTGATATTGTTGTAATTAACTCAACAGGAACTTTAACTGCTCGTACAGGTACTGCTGGGTCTAACCCAACCTTTCCAACTCTAGAAGATGGTGATGTCTTTCTAGCCGCTGTTTATCGTGCCTCTGGTACTTCTGACATTATCTCAAGTACTCGTATTATTGATAAAAGAGTTATTACTCCAAGTAGCATGGTGCGTTCAGGAGCACTTACTGCTCCAAACCCACCTTCAAGCACTTTGGGCAATGTTGGTGACATCTTTGTTAACACATCAGTGTCTTCTTCTACTGGTCAATCTCAGGTATACCTTAAAACTACTTCTTCTCTATGGGAAAACCTTGCTGAGTATTACCCAATTGCTACTGCAAACACTGTTAACACCCTTGTTCAACGTGACGGTAGTGGTAACTTCTCTGCTGGAACTATTACAGCAAACCTTACTGGTACAGCCACGGCTGCTCCATGGACAGGTATTACAGGCAGACCAACTGTTGGAAACGTTACTGTAGGAACTTCTGCAACACCAAGCGGTGGCGCTGCTGGTGACATTTACATCCAGGTAGCGTAATGCCTAGCAGTAATAGCCATACACCTAAAGGGTGGGCTACTGGCGCTGGTGGGTTTACTTCTTGGGTAAACGTTAAGGTTTATCAAAGCGGTTGGCAAAACGCTAAAAAAGTGTTTCGTTGTATTTCTCCAGGTGTTTGGACAGAGGTTTGGAGCAACCGACCAGTAGTCACTACTGCCGCAGGTACATCATCTGCATTTGACAGAATTACTGCCAACGGTGCAGTTAACCCTAACAACTTTTCTGCTACCCCTCGTTTTTACTACAAAAAGAATGCAGATGGTGCGTACACCGCAGGCACAGAACTTACTGCTCTTACGGGTGCTACATCCCAAGATGTAACATCTACTATTACTGGATTAGTGGAAAACACTACATACAATTATTACTTATCAGCAACAAACTCCGCAGGTACTAGTGATATCCCAACGGTTAGAAACGTTACAACGCCTTTAGATTGTCGTACTGTTGCCAATGGTGGCACAGGATGGGGTTCGTCTTCTTCAAGTGTTGGTGCACTTTGTGGAACATGTGGAAGTAAGACAGTTACTACAACAACTTACACAAAAAGTGGATGCGAACCCACCTCTCCATATAACGTAGTTTCTGAGACTACTTGTACAGAAGATGCGTGTGGGTGTAAAACGGCTGGTACTAATGGCTGGACCAACAAAGCACAAGAAACACGAGTAGTCCACTGTGGTAGTTACTGCAATGGTCAAAACCAATACCGCCAAGTTATAGAAAAAGCAGGATGTACGGACCATGTTGCTACCGATTGGACCAACACAGGTGAATGTACTGACCGAGTAACTTCACAAAATGCCAATAATTTACCAAATGGGTGGGTAATGTGGATGGAAAGATACGGATACGGACAAGCAGATAACAGAAAAGTAGTTGTTTACCCAAGCAGTAGGCAACCTTTTAGCCCGTATAACTATGTTTTTGGAGATGACACGTACTGTTACAGTTGTTTTCTTCCTTATGGAGGTTGTAACTATGGGGTTACATATAGTGTGGTTTTGTGTCCAATAACATCTGCTTACTATTGGGTAGATTCAAGTTGTACGGCAGATTTGTAATAACTAAAAGTAATAAAAACTTAAAGGATTATTAAATGGATTATATTGTTGTTGTTGTTGAAGGTGATGTTGCTTTTAGCATCCCTATTCCAAAAGAAGGAAACATGCGTGAACTAATGGTTTCTGCATACTTTTCAAACCCTACGTTTGTTTTACATGATAAAGATTTAGTGTATGGGTCTGAGTGGGACGGAAAAGAATTTACAACAGTCGTAGAAAGACCCGTATACACGGGACCCATTGGCAGTGTTGGTGACACTTGGGACGGGGAAAAATTTATACCTAAGGGGAAACAATGAGTTTGTGGCAAGAGTGGAAGGCTAAAAACCTTGCACAGCAAGAACAAGGCAACGTCTCTCCTTTAGATTTTCTGAACCCTGAAACTGAATATGTAGATGTTGAAACAGCAGATAATCGTTTATCTATATGTGAATCCTGCCCCGAGTTGATGACTACCAAACAGTGCTCTCTGTGCTATTGCTTCATGCCTGCTAAAGTTAAATTGTTACATTCTGCGTGTCCAAAGGAGTTATGGTGACTGATTTAGTACGCCCCATATCTACACCTTCTGGCTCTGTGACGGACATTACACGTATTCGTGGGGTAATGACACACCGTTATCGTGAATCTCAACCACAGGTAAATCAACCTACTCAAGACACCATTCCAGGCGAAAGTTCAGGAGAGCAGTAAAATAGAGTATGGCTACTTTAACCCCACTTGAACACACAATGCAGTTGGCACGTACATACCTTCGTGACTTCCCTAAATTCTTCCAAGTATCTTTTGATGCTGTTGGTCGTACTTACGAGTTAGGACAAACTAATGTTGACAGTAGTACTTTGTGGATTGCTAGCACTACTGGTGCCAGCGCAACTGAACTAACCACTAGTCAGTACAGCATTGATAACCGTAACGGTATATTACGGCTAGCGGCAACTCCAGCAGCCAATACTAAGATTATGATTGAAGGGTACTACTATGAGTGGATTCTTCCTGAAGACCTTCAGTTTTACTCAGAACGCTCTATCAACTTCCACACCCCTACTATCAGTGTTCCACTAGAGCAGGCTAACGCCGCTGTGTTGGACGTAGTGGGTCTAGGAGCGCTTGTGGAGGCTCTACAGGCTCTTATGACAGAATACGCCCGTGACATTGACATCATGACCTCAGAGTCCGTACACATCCCTGCAAGTGCTCGTTTCCGTATGCTCCAAAGCCTCTGTCAGCAATGGGAAGTTGAATATCGTAAGCATGCCAATAACCTCAACATTGGTCCTGAGCGTATTGAGCAGTTCAGCCTCCGCCGTGTGTCTCGTACTACTAACCGCTACGTTCCTTTGTTTAAAGCCAAGGAACTGGGTGACTATGGTCCGATTGAGCGCATCTTTGCTGATGATAGTGAAGGACACATTTTGCTTACTGCTAAAGATGAGCCATTGCGTGAGGATGTCTTTATTGACATGGAACCTCCATACGGATACGTGTCTAATACCTTTATCTAATGGATGTACGTAGAGAACTAGCCCATATTCGGAAGCACTACCGTACTTACCACCGTGAGGTTGGTGAGACGATAACGTGGTTTGAATACCAACCATTTGCCGCATCTGCTAGTGCAGGCTCTACATACGATGATGTCTACGATGAGGGCGGATACGGTGTATCTGGTCGTAAGTATAAGACTGGTGTAGTAGTTCCTGTCTTGATGGTTACAGAGGCTGAAGACACCAAACGTGCTATCCCTGAAGGTCGCCAGCCTGTGCAGATTGTCAACCTTGTGGCATCTGTAGAGGATTTCCGTGTTGCAGGTATTACAGACCCCTTTGAGTACAAGCACCACCTTAATGACGTGTTCCTTTACGACGGACGCTATATGTCCGTAATGTCCTACAAAGTTCGTGGACGTGCTAGAGATGACGTCCTTATTGTTGTTGAAGGTTTGGAAATCTATGTCAGTCAGGAAATGCCTTTTGACACAGGACCTTCTGCTTTTTCCATTCAAAACCTACCTTGGCCTTCAAGGTTGTCTGGTACCTGATAAAATGAATGTAACCCATACGGTGCTCGTATGGGGGTCCAACGCCTAGAACTCGGGAGTGTGCCATGACTGGCTCTTCTTTAACTCATTCTCCCAACAGTTCTAGTGGCATTATTACGGGCACATT